CGTCCGTCGTCACGTCGTTGTACAGGCTGAACACGTCCGTCGAGCAGATGATGTAGTCGATGCTGCCCCACTGCCCGCACGTCAGCATCAGGTCGAACATGTACTTGTCCAGGTGGCTCACCGCCGCCAGACCCGTCATGTTCGACGTCTGGTTGCGCCACCACGTGTTCGTGCTCTGGTTGATCTCCGCGATGGACAGGTCCGCCGTCGGGTCCTCCCGCACGTAGTACAGCGGACCCCACAGGTGCCGCGTACCCGGCGTGGTCTCCACCATCTGCAGCGCCACGTCCTCCCGCATCGAGTCCAGGGCCACGGACATCTTGTCCGTCACCTCGTTGATGATCTGCGCCTCGCCCGAGTTCTCCAGCTCGTCCTCGTAGTACCGGGTCAGCGGCATGCCCAGCTGCCCGTACCGGTACTTCGCGATGGTGTACAGCTCCGGGTCGTTGCTGTCGAACGTCGTGCCGCGGCCCCACGTCTTGGTCCCGTACACCCGCGTCTTCGTGACGCGCCGCTCGATCTTCCCGTCCCGGCCCGAGCCGTCCTCCTTGCGCCCCCCCTTGGGACGCACCTTGTCCAGCCAGTACATCAGCGGGTGCTTGTAGAACACCTGCCGGTGCGCAACCTTCGTCGTCTTCTCGGCGGTCGCCGCGTAGACGTGGTCGTAGGTTACGGTTACGCTCGTGTCTGCCATCTGTCCGTCCTCCTGCCGGCCGATCCCGTCAGCCGAAGATGCCTATCTTGTTTCGCTTCGCCTCCGCCACCGCCGCCGCCACGCCGTCCCGGATGCTCGTCACATCCTCCGAGGCGTCCGCGTGCTCCGGGCTCGGACGCACCGTCCGCGCCGCACGCACCGGCGGCGAGGCCGCCTCCTGCCGTTCCGCCGACGCAGGCGGACTCAGCCGCGTCTCCCCGCGCTCCAGCTTCACCAGCGCGTACGCCTGGTCCTCGGTCAGATTCTTCTCCATCGCCAACGCCCACACCCGCTTGCCCACCTTCTGCCAGTCCGGAAACTTCTTCCGGCAGCGCTCTTCATACGGCCGCGCCGCCTGGATGAACTCCACCTTCTGCGCCATCGTCCGGTAATGCTCCAGCTGCCGCCGAAGCTCCGGAATCTCCTGCATCGCCTTCCCGAACTCCCGGAACATCGCCGCCGTCTCCGGATCGTCCGCGTACCGCTCCGCCACCACCTCCCACGAAGCCGGCTGCGAACCCTCCGATGCCGCCTGCGCGCCCGCCGGCGGAGCCGACGGAGCCGTTGGTTTGTCCTCCCGCGCCTGGCCCGGCGCGCGCGCTTGCGGCCACACGTCCGCGTACAACTGATCCAGGAACTCGTCCACCGACAACTCCGCGCCGTCGTCCGCCGCCGCGCCGTCCTGCCCCGCCGCCCCGTCCGCCGCGCCGCCGTCCGCCGTTTCCCCGCCGCCGTCCGTGCCCGTCCGTGTCCGTCCGTGTCCGTCCGCCGCGCCGTCCGCCGCGCCGTCCGCGCCCGCCTCCGCCGCGCCGTCCGCGCCCGCCCCCGCCGCGCCGCCCGCGCCCGCCTCCGACGCGCCGTCCGCGCCGTCCGCGCCGTCGCCCGCCGCGCCGTCCGCCGTCGCCAAATCCTGCCGCAGCTCTTCACCCAGCGTCATCGTCGCCCTCCTTCGCCTTCGCCGCACCGTCGCGGCCCTTGCGCTCCTTCGCCGCGCCGCCGCGGCCCTCCTGCTCCTGCGCCGCACCCGCGGCGCGGCCCTCCAGCAACCCGTCCCACACCGACGGCGCGTCCGAAGCCCCCAACGACCCCATCCCGCCGTCCCCAACGTCCAGCGCCCCGTCCGAAGCGTCCGCCGCGTCCGTGTCCGTCCGCCCCCGTCCGTGTCCGTCCGCGCCGTCCGCCGCGTCCGTGTCCGTCCGCCCCCGTCCGTGTCCGTCCGCGCCGTCCGACGCGCCGCCGGCCGCGCCGCCCGCCGCGTCCGCCGCCCCCTCCTGCATCCCCGCCGCCGCGCGCATCCGCTCCGCCAGGTGATGCCCGCGCAGCCCCAGCTGCATCGCCCGGTACACCCGGTCCAGCTCCCGCATCGACCACGTCCCAGAAAACTCCACCCCGTGCGAGCCACCCGCCGCCTTCACCACCACGATCTTCGCGTCCATCGTCTTCACCTCACGTAAACTCCATCTCGCCCAGCACCACCTTCCCCCGCTTCCGGCACTCCTCGTGCAGCTGCCGCTTGCTCCGCACCACCACCCGGCCCTCCGGCCGCGCACCCTCCAGCCAGAACTCCCGCTCCCCGAACAGGTTCAGCCGCGGCGCGCTCAGCACCCGCCGCAGCCGCGAGCCGCACCCGCACTCCTGCGCGTCGCGCTTCGCAATCTCGCACCGCCGCTCCGCAGGACGCCCGCACGCCGGACACCAGTAGTCGTACGTCGGCATCGCCTCACATCCCCGCCGGAACCATGTCGAGCAGCGGCGCGCCCCCCTCCGGACCGACGCCCGGGCCGCCACCCTCGTACATCTGCGCGAACTCCCCCGCACCCATCGGACCCGCCAGGCCCGCAGGCGCCTGCAGCAGACGGTCCGCGTCCAGGAACTCGTACCCCTCCACCCACTGGCGCACCAGCTCGTCGTGCCGCACCAGCTCCGGCGGAAGCCCCACCAGACGGTCGAAGGCGTCGTTCGCCTGCGCGCGCCGCACCTCCCGCGTCAGAAGCGCCGCGTCCTCCGCCTCCACCTCCAGGTCGTACTCCCCGCGAATCTCCCGCCCCGTGTACTGCACCCAGTACAGCGCCCCGTCCGGACCCGACACCCGTGCCACCTGCGGGCTCTCCCAGAACGACCACACGCATTGCAGCGCCCGCCGCATCACCGCCGTGTACACCTCCGCCACCACCACCCGGCGCTCGTCCACCCGAATCTCGCTGTTCGCCTGAACGATGCTCGCCTCCGTCGCCGTCGCCCGACCCGCGCCCCCCTGCGAACCCTGCGCGAACATCCCCATCTGGTTCCGCCCCAGGCCCGCAAGCTCGCTCATGTCGTCCCGAAGCTCCCGCGCCCAGCCGCTCAGGTCCGCGGGCATCGAGAAGTTCAGCGGCGCCATCAGGTCCTTCAGCGGCTGCCGCGCGTCGTCGTCCACCTCCAGAACGCCCACGAAGTCCCCGCTCGAAAGTTTGTCCAGCTGCTCCTTGCTCAGCGCACCCTTCCGCATCAGAAGCCGCAGCTTGTGCAGGATCCTGTACGCCTTCTGCGCCTCGCGGACGCTGTTCAACTCCATCTGCTGCTGATGCACCACCTGGACGTCGCTGATCCCCCACGGGCTGTTCGGCCGGTCGTTGAACACGAAGAACTGGTAGTTCAGCCCCGACGCCAGAAGCGGGTCCTCCGCCTCGTACACGAACCGGTCGTGGTCCAGACCCACGATGAACACCTTCTGCGTCTTCAGGTCCGACACCTCCCACAGCTCCACCACCCGCGTCGTCGGATCCTCGTACCGCGGATCGTTCGGCGCGCCCGACTCCCCGTCCTCCAGCTTCGCCGAGTCGGTCTGATGCGTCGGCTGCAGCCCCCGCGTGTCCCACCCCTCGTCCGCCAGCGCGTCCAGATGGTTCCGGCGGAAACGGTGCGCCACCCACCGCGCGCCCCGCACGTCCTCGCAGTCGGGGTCGATCACCACGTCCCGAGGATGCACCGCCAGCGCCCACGGCAGCCCCGGCCGCACGTTCTGGTGATACGCGATCCGCTCCATCGTCCGGCGGTCGTACTGCCGCAGCGTCTCGTGCCGGAGGTCCGCCACACCCTCGGGCGTCTCCACCACCCCCAGGAAGTCCTCCTCCCGCACCGGAGACGGAGAGTCGTACCCCATCTTCACGATCCCCGTCCCGTACAGCCCCGCGTGCAGAATCGCCCGCTTCATCTGCCACGCCAGGCCCATCGGACCCGCCAGCCAGTTCGCCACCCGCTCGTTGATCCGCGCCAGCCCCGCCAGCCCCGGATACCGCCCCCGCACCGTCACCCGCGGATTCTTGAAGTACACCCGCGGCACCATCCCCCGGATCAGCGCGAACGTGTAGTTCATGCTCAGACGCGCGCCCGGGTGCCGGAACTCGTAGTAGTCCTCCCACGTGGACCAGTCCGCGTCCCCCGCCTTCTCGCGGCGATGCGACAGCCCCCGCCGTATCTGGCGCTGCCAGTACGCCACACTCTGCGGCCGGCTCGCCGCGCTGTCCACGCCCCGCTCCGCCGTCTCGTCCATCCCGCCCGCCGATCAAGGGGGGCCGGCCGCGCCCGCCCGTCCCGGTTGTCCCGGAACCGCGCACCGCGACCGGCCGGGGGTCAGCTCGACCCCGCCCGCTCCAGGTAATGATACCGCCGCGCCCGCATCTGGCCGTCCGCAGGACCGCCCTCCGCCGCCGCAACCTCCCGAGCGATGGCCTTCTCCGGGTCCATCCGCTCACGCCGCCACCACTGCGCCACCTCGTCCGCCGTCCAACGCCGCCGCGCCCGCTCCGCAGGCGCCTCCGTCCGCACCGCGCCCCCCAGCCCCGCCAGCTGGCACGCGTCCGCGCAGGCGTCCAGCGCGTCGTCGTGCCCACGCCGCCGCTGCGACATCCGGAAGTCCCGCATCTCCCGCAGCAGGTTCTTCGCGCCCCCCCGCGGGAACTTCAGCCGACGGTTCTCCACATACGGCTGCAGCCGCAGAATCCGCAGCTCCTTGCTCGAACCCCGCGTCATCTCCCGGATGTTCAGCCGCTCCCCCATCTCCTGCTCGAAGTACGGCAGAATCTTCACGAAGAACACCTGGAACGCCGCCTTCTCCACCCCCACGCTGATCGGGCGGAACGTCCGCTGCACCCAGAACAGCCGCTGGATCGTCTCCATCGGCTCCCAGCGCCCGTACTGCTCGTCCAGCACCAGGCACTGCCCCGCACCGTCCACCCCCACCGTCACGATCGCCGTGTTGTCCGCGTCCTTGCTCGTGCTCGCCGCCACGTCGATCGCCGAGTACACCCGCAGGCCCTCCGGCGAAGGCGCTTCCTCGTAGAAGTTCTCGTCCTGCGGGTTGAACACCAGCTCCGTCGTGTCGATCGGCACGTTCAGATACCACAAGGCGTACAGCGTCGTCCCCATCTCCGCCTTGATCTCGTCCAGCAGCCGACGGTCGAACATCTCCGGCATCAGCACGTTCCCCGCCTCGTCCTCCGCGCGGTACTCCAGGCTGTGCGCCGCGAACGCCGGATTCGCCATGACGATGCTGTACAGGTCCTTCAACCCCCCCCGCGTCCCCACGTTGATCAGCCGGTTCACCTTCGGGTCGTTGAACAGGCTCCGCGTCCCCCGGTACCACGCCGCCGCCATCGCCAGCGTCTGGTTGTCCGGGATCACCGCCTCCTCCGTGATGTCGTCCACGTCCGGCGTCACCAGGTCGTCCATGATGATCTCGTGGAAGTGGTGGCTCACCACCTTCGTCGTCAGCCCCGCCGCGACCCACGTCGGCGTACCGCTCGTCACCTGGTCGCGCCGCAGGCTCGCCTCCAGCGCCCCCCACGTCGTCTGGTGGAAGTCCGGCATCCGCTCCGGCCACAGCGCGCGCAGCAGCGTGTTCCGCTCCACATGCTGCTTGATCTCCCGCAGCTTGCTCTTCGCGTTCTTCTCGGTGTTGAACCCGATCAGGCTCGTCCACTCCGGCACCTGGAGCGCCTTCCACAGCGGGTAGCTGATCGTCGCCACCGTGCTCTTGTACGTCGAACGCGGCTGGAGCACGTTCAGCCGCGGAATCCCCTCGTCCGCCAGCGCCGCGCACACCGGGCCGTGAATCCGCTCCACCAGCCGGTCGTACCCCAGAATGCCCTTCGCGAAGCTGAACAGGTCCGCCTCGCTCGCCGCCCGGATCGCCGCCAGCGTCTCCCGGTCCAGGTCTACCACGCCGTGGCCCCCTCGTCCTGGGGGCCTGCGGCGGCGGGCGCGCCCAGCCCGCGCCCGCCGCCTTCCTCCGCCCGGCGCCGCCCCGCGCCGGCCTCCGCATCCGCCGCCGCCTCCGCCCTGATCTGGGCCGCCGCGTCCCGCATCACGTCGGCCTCCTCCGCGTCCGTCCGTGCCCGTCCGTGTCCGTCCGTGCTCGTCCGCCCTTCCGCCGACGCTCCGCTCATGCCCCCACCGCCTCCAGCTCCCGCGCGGCAGGCGCTTCCGCGCCAGCCTCGCCGTCCAGAACCTCACGCCGCGGCGGGGGCAGCGCATGCCCCCTCCCCGCGAACGTGTCCACCAGAACCTGGAAGCTCTGGTCGGAAATCTGCACGAACGTCTGCTGCTGCTTCTCCCCCTCCAGCACCTTCGCCTGCTTCAGCACCGTCAGCGCCGCGCTCAGAGCCGTCTTCGTCACCACCCCGTTCCGACCCCGCTGCCGCACCGCCGCCAGGAGCGTTTCCGCCGCCTCGTCCGCGCCCGCCTCCAGCTTCGCCGCCGCGGCGCTTCGCGAGGCTGGCCCCTGGGCCGCCACGTCCCCCACCGCCGCCCGAAGGCTCTCCGCGCGCACCGCCGCGCGCCGCTCCTCCATCGCCGCCTTGAACAGCGGGTCCGAGCACCAGTGCCGCAGCGTGTACAGGCTCACCCCGTAGGTCTCCGCGATCCGCGCCCGCGGCTTCTTCGCCAGCAGGATCTCGTCCATCGCAGCGTAGTGCTTCGGCAGCAGCTTCTTCAGCGGGCTCGCCATCCCGTCCGTCCTCCTATCGGAACACATCCTAGCGCACCTATGGGCACCCGTCAAGTCCCAAAGGCACGTTTCAGGGCAAAAAATCTCCCCCCGCACTTGAGCGGCGCATAGTCATACTGCAACGGGGGGCGCCGGGGGGAGGCCGACCCCCCGACCCCGCCCGCGCCCGCTCCTCCCCCCGACCCCGCGCCCGCGCCGCCCCCGCCCCTTCCGATGCTCCGTAGGAACGCCACGCCGCGCCCGCCCTTCTCCCCGCAGGCCGGCCGGCGCGCCGCCCACCGCCCGTGCCCGCCCTGCGTCCGGTGGAGCCTCCCCCCGCGC